GGCATGATGAGCGCGAAGTCGTCATTGAGACCATATGCACTCTAGCGCAAGAAGGCGCTGCGGATTACGCGGCATGGCGCGAAGTGCGGACGTGGCTCGATCACAAGCGCAAGACTGTGGAAACCGAACAAAAGCGGCTTGTGAGTATGCAGCAGATGATGACCGCCGACCAAGCCCACAACCTCATGGGCCACTTGATTTCGATAATACAATCCAATGTCCACGATCAAGAATCGCTTACAGCAATCGCACGGGAGTTTGGTAAACTCTCTCTGGGCGTTCGGCGCGGAGCGGCTGAGCCCGATTAGCGACGGTTCGCGGCAGAAGTTTGGGCTAGAACACCTCTGGATACAGACCAAAGAGCGAGCGGTTGTCCCGTTCCGCCTTAACGATGTACAAGAGGATTATATCCAGCAAATCGGATGGACCCCGGACACGCGGCTGACCGGCCTTCGCGAGCTGATACTAAAAGCGCGGCAGTTCGGTTTCTCCACGCTGATCGAAGCGCTGCTGTTCCTGGACACGATCAACCACGCGAACACGAACACGGTGGTGATCGCCCACGACCTGGAGAGCACCGAAAAGCTCTTCCGTATGGTTAATCGCTTCTACGACCGCTTGCCGGCGGGCAAGCCTGTTACTCAGTACGCTTCCAAACGCGAGATATATTGGCCCTCGATCAACAGTCGCATGTCGATAGAAACAGCAGGTAAAGGCACCGCAGGACGCGGTGACACCATCAACAACCTGCACATGTCCGAGTGGGCGTTCTGGGAAGTCCCCGAAGTCGTGACGGGGCTCTTGCAGGCGGTACCGGGCTCCGGCAACATCTTCGGCGAGTCGACCGCGAACGGGCGCGGCAACCAGTTTCACGAAGAGTACACACTGGCCAAAGGCAAAATTGAACAGACCGAGGACGGGCGTACCGCGAGCGTGTTTCGCGCTCACTTCTACGCATGGCATCAGTATGCGGGATACTCGATCCCGGCTCCGGCAGGCTTTGAGCCTAACGAGGATGAAAAGGTTCTCGCGTCGCAGTACGGGCTAACATACGAGCAACTTGAATGGCGACGACGGAAGCAACTAGAGCCTGGTATGGGTTCGATGTTTCCCCAGGAATATCCTGCCGATGACGACGAGGCATTTCGCGTTACCGGCAATCTGTTTTTCGACACGTTCATGACCGAAGGTCCATCCAGCCACGTGCGGACGGCGATCTTCACGCCGGCGAAACCGCCGCCGTCTTGGTACGTTTTCATGGGGGGATTGGATTGGGGGTATGCCGACCCTACTGCATTCGTGTTTGGGTGCATGGACGAGAACGGCAACAAGCACGTGTTGGAGTCTTTCGAGGAGGCCAGGCTCACCAACGACGAGCAAGGCGCCCGCGTGGTCGAGATAATCGAACGTTGGGGCGTGCCAATCGGCAAGGTGCAGATTCTTGCGGACGGTAACATGTGGTCGCAACGCACCGTCAATGGTGTTGTCGTTGAGCCCGACGTGGCCGCGTACCAACGCGCCGGGCTTTGGATGCTTGAGGCCAGAACCGACGCGGTGAGCAACAAGCATCGCATGAGTTTGCTTCGTGCGGCGATGCGCGAGCCCGGCGCGTTTCGTGTTCAACAGGGGTTTAACAGGGACTTGGTAACCGCACTGGCAAACGCAAAGTACGACCCAATCAAGCGCGAATCGGTATTGCACGATAAAAGCTCCCATAGCACGTTCGCGGCAGGGTGCTTCGTGGCGCACTGGTCAACGGTTCCCAAGAGCCCGATCAACCCACTATCGCCTGATGAGCAGTACGCTGACACGAACCGCGAGATACACGAGGCGCAGCGTATCGAGCGCATGAAGCGCAACGGTATGCAGCCTGTGCGTAACAAGGACGGGGCTATCGAGTACAACGATGACGGTGACATTGTGTGGGAAGAGGCACCGCGTAAGTCGAAGGGTGTGGTTAAAGGGTTCGGGGGCAGGTAAATCTTTCGTTACACGGAGGATAATCCTCCGTGCGCGTGGTACAATACATCGTAACGATACGACGAAGGGACTACGTGGCATGACGCTCCGTTCACTGAGGACACTTGTGGTGTACGTATTTCTGACAGGCCTAATGGCTGGCTTAATGTTAGCGAATGCGATACTGCGGTTCCAATGGGTGTACGTGCTCGTTGTCTTATTGTTCTTCATCATTGCCGGGTTTATGTACCATGCTTCGGCGGGGCTTATTCCCGAGGGCAAGGAATAAAGACATGGGCGAAGAACTATCCAATGTTGATGTGCTGGTAGGAAAGACGCTGACCGAAGTAACGCGAGGGGGTCGTGGCGGCGAAGAGTGCTTGTACTTTGTGACTGATGATGGTCAGACCTATGCGATGTATCATTCGCCAGATTGTTGCGAGACGGTGTATATAGAGGATATATGCGGCGACTTGAACGCCCTTGTGGGCTCACCAATATTGATTGCTCGGGAGGATAGCAGCTCCGATCTGCAACCGGGTAATGAGGGCGATGATTCGTATACATGGACTTTCTATAATTTTGCTACGACGAAGGGATATGTCGCCGTAAGGTGGTATGGAACCTCGAATGGCTATTATTCAGAGTCGGTGGATTTCTACAAGCTTTAGGACAAGGAATAGTACCGTGTGCGAAGAAGAGAAAGACCCACTCGTATGCGACTCATGTAATAAACGTGGGCCTGACGTAACGGTAATAGACCTGCCGTATTACGGACTCAAAATGCTATGTACCTCGTGTTATGTGGCGCGGTTCAACAGCAAGTGGTATCGCATGATAGAACTCACAGCCGAGCAGATCACAGAGGCCATACGCGAGTACGCCGATAGGCGGTACGGCAAGGTGAGGGCCGTTACGTTGAGCGACAGAGTAACCGCAGTCGTTAGCGTGACCGATGGTGCGCCGGAGACCGTTGAATGCCCCTCCGGTGATTGCGTTGTTCCTGTTGACTATAATTCAATTCCTAAAGATGCGACCACGACAAAATATTATCAGTGGCGGGTACCGGAAGGGTAACAGAATGGCTAAGATTAAACCAAACACTACTGCGCCGGCTAAGGCTCGAAGCGTTACGGCGGGGCCAAACTCCAGCTTTCCAATCGGTGACGCCAAGCACGCACGGCTTGCAATCGGCGGGGCTACTCGCTCGGAACGGGCAGGCAACATAACCCCGGCACAAGAGGCGGCAATCAAGGCCAAGGCCAAAGCCGCGCTTGCCAAGGATAACGGCAAAAAGAAGTAGGCTTGTGTCATGGACAAGTCGATACCCAGTCGGCGCAGACGCAAAAAGATATGGTGGGATTACTCCGATGACGGGCTATGCCGGGACCGTATCAAGGGGTGGATAAAGCGTTATTGGGCTAGGTGGAGACGCAGGCGCGAGAACGCAGGCGAAAAGTGACATGGACCGGGCTATACGCAGGCACTACAGTGAGCTACGCAAGCGGCGCGTAATGGCAACGGTACCGAAGGGCCGGGATACCTCGTGGAAGGCTTTGAAGTGGTTCCTGCGCGACGATTGCGCGTATCCACGATGGGCCGGACACTATCACGGGGCCAATGACCGCGACTGGTACGTAGACGCAAAGACCAGGCGACTGAGGCAACAGCGGGAAGTGGCTCGGTACGAATTGGCGACGGCAAAGGACTAATCTTACTCAATGGCACGAGCACCACGCAACGTAATCGAGACAGCCGCTTCGACGGCCCTGCAAGCGACGGCAGGCACACAGGCGGCAACAACCCCTGCAAAGACAGCCGACGCCGTAGCGACCCGTACAGCGCCCGTAGCACAGCATCCGTGGCACGGTGACGCGAAGCAAAAGGTCTACGTGTGGGACATCCCGTCCGACCGCTCCGGATACAACCTGCGTATCGAGATAACCGAAGCCGACAACGCCGATGAAGCGCGGATTGTCGCACTTGAAAAGACGTTGGACGCCGGTGGCGGCGAGATCAGTCGGCCTCTTAACGCTATTGAGGTCAACTGGATTAACACGGTTGAGCCGCGCGTTGTGCTTGACACGAAAGAAGTGACGCTCGATCACAAGACCGCGCTTGACGTTAACCAGCGGCTTGAAGGCGAGATAGAGGCTTGGAAGCAATGCCGCCGTGATTTTAGCAGGCTTGGCATAAACGTGTTCAACCCTGAAACGTGGGTTGAAGGGCAAAAGGCCGAACTTGCATCGAAGCTGGCCGACGCGGAAGATGATGCAGAAAACAAGCGCAGGGCGCTCTGTGAGGCCGTGGAAGCGGCGATAGGTCAACTGACGCGGATAGCACGGCAAACCGGCCATGCGCGGCCCGACGCGGTGATTGTGGCGGAACCCGACTACTCGGTACTTGGTATCGTGTGTCCTCCCGGTGTCTCGAAGCGCGACTATCCCAAGCTGGCGGGGGCTACGTGGGTGCATACCAGTATCGACACGTTGACGCCGGAACAGGCTGAGGGTATCAGGCTGATCGTCAAGGATGACGGGCTGATCGACTACCACGTAAGGCATACCGGCATAAGCGACCCCGAGGCGAACGCGCTAAGGGCGGCGGGTGCGCTCATAAGCGTAAGCACCGGGGTTAAGTAGAGGATTCTATATGTCGCGTGTACCTATTGACAACCGACGCGACCGGAAGGGAAACGGGCTTTCTCGTGACGAGAGCTGTGGCCCCGATGGGTTCTTTCGTAACGGATGGATGGCCCGCACACTGGATTATCCTCCCGTGTTCTGCGAGGACATGACGTTTCCGACGTTGCGCGAAATGGTTGATATGGGCAAGGTTCTGTTGGGTCCGTGGCCGTATGCCGTGCTCAAGGATGACCATGATATGGGATGGAAGCTGACATACGAGGCGTATGCTGAGCTTGAGGTTCTATGCTCCTAACGTTACTTGCCATAATCGCGGTGTGTGCGGTGTCGGTCACGGCCATGCTTGCCTGCCTTGTGCTGAGGCTGCGTGGGGTACACCTGCCGAGCGTGGCGATAGACATAAAGCAGATGTTACGAGCACGGCGGGAACGGCCAACGGTACGCGGGTTTGGGGGAAGGTGAACACCTATGAATAACGCACTTGCTAACGCAATCGTGGCGGATTACACCGCTCACAAGGACGTGTGGAACAACCTTGCGCCGTCCGATCTCGCATCCCGGCTAGAGGCGATGGACTTCCCCGACGTGACTATCGCTGATGGTCCTGTGTCTGTGACCGTCGCTGAGACCGCTCCTGAGCCGGTTGCTCCCGCAGTGGTGCCGGTGGATGAGCCTGTCGCAGAACCGACGCCGATAGTCGCGCAGGAACCCGTAGCCGAGCAGGTTCAGGTAGACATCAACGGTACCGAGTTCGATGGTACGGTACTGCCAGAAGCGGCCATGCCGCATGAAGTGGTACCAGGTACGTAGTACTTACGGTTTGGCAGCAAGGGCGACGGCCCACGGTAGATTAACGTAAAGATCCACGCGCCGGATTACCGCGCGGTCATGTAACAGTGTTTGGGAGATTCATCCGATCCGTAAACGCGGACGCTGCCAAAAAAACGACGGGATTAACAAGCGAAAGGACTAACACGATGACCGAAACAATGAACTCAGGTATGAAGGTCTCGGGATACAACGTAGTATTCGTGCCACCAGACGACCAAGAACGGTGCCATTTCGCCGGGTGTGACCTGCCGCTAGTGGTCGGGTCCGCTTGGTGCAAGCCTCACACAAAGGCAATGGTAGTCAATGGGAGCGTGACGGTTCCGATACATGTTCTGTGTGGCGTCAGCGGTTGTGAAGAGGTAGTAACCTTCCCGTTAAGGTTCTGCAAGCACCATAATGACGGTTGCCCGTTCGCTGAATGTACGCGCAATCGGGTCAAGGGTACGCGGTACTGTACCGAGCACAACGAGCTGGTACGCATTGCATTTTCAAAGGACTAAGCATCATGGATTACGTAGCGACGCTGGCTAGCAGCATTACCCGCGCCGATGACACGGAGTACACCGTCAAGGCGCTAGAACCGGGGCAACCTTACGTAGTGTTCGGCGTGACTGCGGTTCCCGTACAGGCGCTTACGTGGGGAGTGTCCCCAAAATCCCGTAGCAAGTACGTTGAACGGGGCAAAGGTCCGCAGGGCGATCCGATTTACCTTCGCGGTATTAGGGATGCGGTATGAGCAGGGCCGACAGGGACAGGCTAATCCTGCCGCCTCACGTGAAGGCCCGTGTGGACGCCGTAGAACGGCTATCGGCTACCGCGCAGTTCGTCGCAGGTGGGTACTACAAGCACGTTAGCGGTATCGCCATGCACGTAGTGGCACAAGCTCCGTTCATGCGGTTCCAGGCCATGACGCTGATAGCGGAAACCACGTCAGAGACGAACCCTGTGGTAGCACTGCCGGTTAGCGGCATGAACCCGGACGCATACAAAGGATGGGTTCCGATCAGCGAGCGCGAATGGCGTGAGTGCTGGAAACCGTGCGAAGTTGAGACGGCGCAAGTGACGGATGGTGAGGAGGATAATATTGAACTACTGGTCGAAAAAAAGGTTGATTGAGCACAGAGTGCGGATGTCGCCACCATCGCCTCCCGTTCTTGCGACAATCCCCAACCGTGGGATTAAGGCCCGGATGCAAGAGTCTATCATCACTGCCGCCCCGGTTATCAGCGGTGAGAGTTTACAGCGCGACATCGAACTACTCTTAGACAAGATGGGCGCGGACCCAGCCGAGCCAATCAAGGACATAGTAGCACGTGGGCCGGAGATGGTGAAGGACTAACAGCAGTGTATCTCGGCTAATCCTAGAGCGCATCGACGCCTCCGACGATTTAGGTCAATAACATTTTTTCGGCTAACCGAACTCTTTCAATTTATCGAACTGTTGCCCTTTCGCTAACGCGAGGGGCTTTTTCTTTGCCTGCTCACCGTAATCAACATGGCCCAACCCAGCGTAATCGACAAAATCATGAGCGGGGCGTCTTCGTTGGTGCGCGGTACGCAGAAGCTACTCAGCCCTACCGACATTGACAGCCAGATAGAGCTATCCGACCTGCAAACGCAACCTGCGCCAGAGACGTGGGAGGATAAGAAGCTTCGTCAACTAGGCAATCAGCGATACGAGGAAGCCCGTCAAGGCCGCTTCTTGGTCAACGAGAAGATATTCACCGGGCTTGCGTTCTACAACGGCGTACACGACCACTATTATAACGCCGGCGCGGGTCGCATGATGCCGATCAACGAGGGTTCCAGCGACCTCAAAGAACGGTTCGTATACAAGCCCAAGAACTTCATACCGGTCTACGTGCAACGGGCGGAATCGCGCATATTGGCCGAGAAACCCGACGCATGGGCCGCCCCCATGACAGATAGCGACAGCGACAAGAAGGCGGCGGCTATTGCCAGGTCTTGTGTCACTCACGCTCACCGTAAACTCAACATCGACGCATTACTGCGGCAAGTTGTACGGCGAATGCTTATCACTACCACCACGTTCATAGAGATCGGGTGGGACAACAAGGCGTATGCGGACATCGGCATTCCGCAAGCGGACGGTTCAGTGTCGTACCACTACGAGCAGATCGGCGATGTTTGCGCCAACGTGCGGCTTGCGATAGACGCATACCCCGATCCTAACGCCGCGCTGAACGGCAAAGGTATTGACGGCGGGGCTTACTTTGTTACTCGGTCTCTGGAAAGCATCGAACATATCTTCGCCAAGTGGGGTAAGCGCGTCGAAGCCGACAGCCAATCCGACGTGAACATGTGGCTCCAGCAACGCATCGAGTGGATTTCCGGCACGTACACACGGGCCGCTTCGTCTCAGAAGAACTCTGCCGTCGTCACGCAGGTATGGGAAAAGCCGAGCGGCCAGTTCCCTAAGGGTAGGTTCTGGGTGTACTCGGGCGAGACGGTACTGCATAAGGGGCCGTGGCCGTACACGAAAGGCGTAGCGCGGCACAAGTACCCTTTTGTTGAGTTCTACTACGATGAGAACGTCGGTAGTATTTGGGGCTTGAATATGGTTAGCAACCTTATTCCGATCCAGATGGCGATTAACGATCAATCGACTTACATGAACGGACGGCTTGCTTGGGACAGGCCGGTAATATTGGCACCTCGGAGCGCGAATATTGCGCCCGACGATTACAACGACAACTATTACGGCAAGATCATACCGTTTGATTCGGCCAACATGGGGGGTGCTCCCCCTCAATGGCTTTTCCCCCCGTCGCCTGGGAACCTGTATCTTGAGAACATGGAAGCCTTAAAGGCCGACATGGAGTACATGGCGGGCGTTCGAGACTTCAACTCCGACAGCGCCCCGACGCCGAACTCCGGTAAAGAGTACGAGCTTCGCATGAACGAGGACAAGTCAAGGCTTGCACCCGTTATCGAGCGCATGGCGGAAGGTGTCGTAAAAATCGACGAGTACATATTAGCCTTGTACGAGCAGTTCGGGGACTCGTTCCCTCGTTTGCTTGGGCTGGCCGACGAGGATGTACCGCAACGCGATCTTGAAGGGCCGAACGCAGGTACAACCGAGCTTGCCGACCTGAAAGCGTTGTCAGAGGGCAACTACCGAGTTATCATGTCGCCGGGTAGCGGTCAAGGCAAGTCGCCGGCCGCGCAGGATGAACGGCTTGACGAGATCATGGGCGTTATAGGCCCGTTGGCGCAAAACCCGCAGACGCTACCGCTTATCAAGCTTTACTTCGATCAACTCAACGATATTAGGTCAGACGCGCAGATTGACCGCGTAATGACCGAACTGAACCAAGCAACCGCGCAGATGCAGGCAAACCAACCGAACCCTATGGCCGTGCAGCAGCAGAAAGACGCAGCGGCGGCTCAGTCGCAACAGTCTCAAGCGCAGATCGACATACAGCAAGCGCATCAGGAGTCGGCTATCAACATCGCGGAAGCTCAGGCGAAGTCTAACATCGCCATAGCGCAATCCGCCAAAGAGCAAGAGTGGGAGATGCAGCGTCAGAACGTGGAAGCGGCCAACCAGCTAAGGCTTGCCACGTTTAAGGCGTCTACCCCGTCCGTGTCGCTCACAGGCCCACTCGGACCCGTTGGTATCGCTTCCGCCGAGAAGGAAGCCGGGTTGCAGTCCGACGATACCGCGACCATGCAGAAGCAACTGACACCGCCTCCGAAACCAGTGGCAGGCACTACTACGAGCACGAATACCAAAGGCTAACCAATAATGGCACGAATTAAGACCGCCGACATACCGCAAACTTACGGATACCCGCCGACTGGTGATAACACCGCCCCTTCGATGACGCCGCGTTACAGAGGCAACGCCAAGATCAAGCCGCCTCATGGCTCTAGCCTCGAAGCGAAGCCTGTGCGCGTGCCGCATCCGACCATCAAGGGCCGCGACACAGCAGGCCGGATGATGCCGGGGATTACCGTGCCTGGTGCCGCTCCGCCGTTCCAGAAGGTACAGGCGGGCAAACAGTCGATCACGGCCCTGCTGGACGCCGCCATGCCGCAAGGCAAGACATCTGCCGCAACACCGCCAAGGGCCACTGTACCACCATCGCGGCTAACACCTGCTCCGCCGCCTATGCGAACGCCGTATTAGAAGAAAGGCAAAGGACTAATGGCAACACCCAAGATCAGTTGGTTTACGCTCGTGCCATCACTAGACATTGACGGTGAAAACCTGACGGACCTTATACCAGTGCTTCAATCTCACCTAACTGAGTTTCAGGCGCAAGGGTACGACAATATCCACACTTTTATAGAAGATCGTTCGGGTGAACTGCTTTCATCAATAGTAGAAATACGCGGTGAACGTATGGAAACCCCTGAGGAAGCTGAAGTGCGTGAAGTTAGTCCCGAATGGATAGCAACGGAACGGTTCGAGGCACGCATGAGAGAGATACAGCTTCGTAATAACTAAAGGACACCGCTAAACATCATGCCTAAACTAGACTTTGACTCCATGCCCGACATGCCCGAGGGCGATGACCCAATAGTGTTTAAGGGCCAATCGTCCGACACGGTTACTGAGCCCACCGTTGACACGTCTGAGCCGGTTGCATCTGGCACCGACACAACGCCGCCTTCGAGTGCCGATGCTACCGCTGCGGACGCCGAAACACCGCCTGCGGAGGGCGACGGAGAGGTTTCCGCGCCTGCCCAGGAAACAGAGCCGGACCCGCGAGAAGTCGCGCTAGTGGAAGCGGCTAAGGCACTCGGCATTGACGAAACGGACGTGTCCAAGTTACCCGCCGCGATTGTTGCCAAACGCGCAGAACTGGACACGCAGCGACAAGCCGCAGCCGAGAAGGAATTGACCGCG